ACCAGACCGCCAACTCCTAAGGAGGCGCCTGGTGACGAAGTACACCAACAAGACGACGGGCGTCGTCATCGATATCCCTGACAATGCCCCGGTTCCGGCCCCTGAGGGGGAGTGGGAGACCGGTGGCGGTGGTCGCCGTCGGCGGCGCACGGATACGGGTGCTGTCCCGGTCCAGGACCAGCAGTAAGAGGGGGTGGGGACGTGACCGCGTACGCGACGGTTGACCAGTTACAAGCGCGGTGGCGTCCCCTCACCCCTGAGGAGACGGACAAGGCCGAGGTGCTGCTCGAGGACGCCTCTGTCCAGATCCGTTCCGAGATCCCCGACCTGAAGTCGCGGATCGAAGCGGGTGACGCGGACCTGTTGTCGGCGGTGATCCGGGTCGAGTGCGCGATGGTGAAGCGTGCGATGGCGTCCGGTGATGACGGTATCGGTGTCACGTCGACTCAGGAGACGCAGGGCCCCTTCTCGCACACGTTGCAGTACTCGAATCCGATGGGGGACTTGTACCTCACCAAAGCGGAACGACGCCTCCTGACCTCGGGAAGCAGCCAGAGCGCGTACACGATCGAGATGGGCCCCACGGCTGCGCCTTACATCCTCGATGAACTGGCCTACGTGCGGCTCTCGTCCGCCAACTATGAGGGCTTGTCGGGGTTCACCGGATGAGCTGGGGTTGGCAGCGGTACCCGGTAGACCGGCTCCGGCCTGCCCACGTCCCTGACGGGCACGGCAACCTACGCCCAGACTTCACCGGCGTAACGCCAGAACCGATCGGCGCCTGGCTTTGGGCGCCGTCCACGGCCGCGACGCAAGAGCAGCAGCCCCGCGAACTCGGAGTCCGAGTCGCCGGGAACCTCTACGGGCCCGCTGTCGTCGACGTCGCAGCCGGTGACGCGGTCACGTTCGAGGTCGGCCGGTTCCGTGTCATCGGGGAACCGCAACGGTGGCGACCCGGGACGGTCCTCGAGGTCGAACGGTGGGACGGCTGATGGGCAACGTGCGGGTGAAGCTGAACCACGCCGACTTCAACGCGCTCCTCAACGGCCCCGAAGTAGTCGGCCTTCTCGAGGAGATCGCCGGCCGGATCGTCACCAACGCGGAACGCGGTAACCGGTTCCACAAAGTCGGTGGCCCGGCCTTCTCCGCAATCACCCGGCATTACAAGTCCCGCGCCATCGTCGTCGTCGAGACCGAGAACTTCGACGGCATCCTCGCCGAAGCGTACGATCGTGCCCTCTCCAAGGCCATCGCATGACCGGCGTCCTCTTCCGCGACGCCGAAGCCGAAGTCATCACCCACCTCGAGGCCGCCCTGCCCGGCACGGTCGTGTGCGGGCGTGTTCCAAATCCGCGCCCTGCCCAGTTCATCCGCATCGAGCGCCTCGGCGGCGGACGTGAAACACGGGTCACGGAAGCGACCCGCATCGCGGTCGAAGGGTGGGCCGAGGACGACACCACAGCCGCAGCTCTCCTCAACGTCGCACGGCAGCACCTTTTCGATGTCGAAGGAGTCCTGTTCGGTGTTGACGAATACGGTGGCCCGGTCCGGTTGCCGGACCCGACCACCAACATGTCCCGCTATACGGCGTCGTTCACGATTCGAATGCGGGCCATCCCATAGTTTGTCTCCAAACCCTTCCAAGCCGTCTGCCACCGCCTAGAAGGGGCACCTCGTAAATGGCCACGAACGGAAACGTCCTCGTTGGAAAGCCGGTACTCAACGACGCGATCGCGGTCGCACCAATCGGTACCGCACTGCCCACCGACGTGACGACGGCGCTGAACGCCGCTTTCAAGAAGGTCGGGTTCGTGTCCGACGACGGTCTCACCGAGGGCGAGGACCGTTCCACGGACACGGTCACTGCGTGGGGTGGCGCGGTCGTCGCGACGACGCAGTCGTCGTTCGAGAAGACGTTCGGTTTCACGATGATCGAGTTCCTGAACGCCGACGCGCAGAAGCTCCTCCGCGGTAACGCAAACGTCACCACCACGGCAGCGAACGGCACGCACGGTGCGCAGCTCACGATTCATGAGACCGCGGACCTTCCTGATCGCAAGGCGATGGTGATCGACATCGTGTCCGGCACTGCCCGGGTGCGGCACGTGATCCCGTCCGGACAGGTCACTGACTCCGACGACATCTCCTGGACCGATGAGGACCCGGCCGGGCTCGCGGTGACGTTCTCCGCGTATCCGGATGCGAACGGTGTGTACGTGTACACGTACACGGACGACGGTGTCCTCACCGCGTAACCCCTAGACCGGGTGTGGGTGGTCTTTCTTGGCAGACGGCGCCACCCACACTCGCCAAACATCAGCCGCCGCCAAGAGAAAGCCCGTCTGCCATGTACGAAGTCCCGAAGTCGAAGAAGTCGCTGAAGCAGAACCAGTTCGAGTTCAAACTGAACGGGAAGGTCCATCGGGTGCCGCTGCTCCAGTACATGCGACCTGCTGTCGCCCGCGAGTTCAAGGACGGCATGAACGAGTTGCAGGCCGCGGAGCTGTTGTTCAAGGCCACCGGCCAGCCCGATCTGATGGACGAGTTCGACGACTTCCAGCAGGTCGCCGATTTCGTGGCCGCGTGGCAGGAGGCGTCGACGGTCACGGCGGGGGAATCGTCGGCCTCGTCCGCCTCTTGAACGAGCACGGCGAGGCCATCGAATACGAACTCCTCACCATCGGCCGCAACCTCGAACACCTCGGTACCCGGCACCTGTCATGGCGGGATCTGAAAGTCGTCGTGAACCAGGCACCCCCGGGCGGTGCACTGCACCGGTCCTTGGACCCGAAGGGTTGGGCGTGGGGTGCTGACACGTACATGCTCGCTGGGCTCGTCGACTTGACCGCGGCGGCGAACTGGCAGCGAGCCGGCGACAAGCACAAGAAGCGGCCCGACCCGTTGCCCCGCCCGAACGAGAAGAAGCCGAAGAAGAAGTCCCTGACCCAGCAGGTGCTCGAGCAGCGGCAGAAGGACCGGGAGGCCGCCGATGTCACTTGAACTCGCATCCGCCTACGTGCAGATCATCCCGTCACTTCGCGGTGCCGGGTCGAAGATCCAGTCCGAACTCGGCGGAGTGGGCAGCTCTGCCGGTGTCCGGGCCGGCGGTCTCTTCGCCGGCAGCTTCACCAAAGCACTTGCCCCTCTCGCGGGAATCGCAGCCGCAGCGCTCGGCGCTGGCGCTGTCACCGGGTTCCTGAAGGACTCGATCCAGTCCGCATCGGACTTGCAGCAGTCCCTCGGCGGCGTGGATGCGGTCTTCGGGAAGTCCGCGAAGCAGATCCATGACTGGGCCGAGCAGGCACAGACCTCCGTCGGACTGTCTGAGAACGCGTACAACGGGCTCGCTGCGGTGATCGGGTCGCAATTGAAGAACGGTGGCGTTGCGATCGACAAGATCGGCGCCAAAACCGACGACCTCATCCACCTCGGCGCGGACCTCGCCGCGACATTCGGCGGTACGACTACTGACGCGGTCGAGTCGATCACTGCCGCGTTCCGAGGTGAACGAGACCCGATCGAGAAGTACGGCGTTTCTCTGAACCAGGCTCAGGTCGATGCTGAAGCAGCAGCCCTCGGGTTCAAAAAGGTCGGCGGATCTCTGTCGACACAGGCGAACCAGGCTGCGACGCTCGCTCTGATCCTCAAGCAGACAAGTGCCGCACAAGGTCAGTTCGGGAAACAAACGAACACCCTCGCTGAACAGCAGCAGATCCTCGCTGCACAGTTCGAGAACGTGAAGTCGAAGATCGGAACCGCGTTCCTCCCAGCTATCACCGCGATCGTGTCCGCGGTCAGTAGGGCCCTCGGGCCGGCGTTGAAGGTCATCACCCCGTATCTGACGTCGTTGGCGACGCAGATGCAGTCAGTCGGGACAAAGATCGACGGCATCGACATCACAGCCTTCGCGACGGGGTTCGTCGGTGCGTTGAAAGCCGTGCAACAGATCGCGTCACAGGTCGTCCCACCTTTGGTGGCCGCATTCGTGCGGCTTGGACCTGCCGTAGCGCAAGCCGCCGCGAGTATTGGACCGTCGTTGGGGGCAGCGTTCGCGACACTTGGGCCCGCGTTGGCGTCAGTGATTCCGCAGCTCGCGGCAGCGGCGACGCAGATCCTGCCGTCGCTGGTGCAGATCATCCTGGCGTTGGCGCCGTTGATCCCGCCGCTCGCGTCAGTGATCTCGAGTCTGGCGCCGGCGATCGGCGCGATCGCGGTCGGTCTTCAGTTCCTGACCACGAATGTCATCGCCCCCCTGCTCGGTCAGCTCTCCCTGGGGTTGCAGGCGTTCAGCGCGCTCGCGAATGGGATGAGTCTCGCGAACTTCGCCGCTGAAGCAGCCACCGGGAAGTTCGGGGTCATGCTCCAAAGCGCGGTACAGCTCGGTAACGGCATCCATCAGATGTCGACCGAGATCGGATTGGCGATTTTGGGCGTCATCCAGTTCTTTACCGACATGCAGTCAAAGGTCTCGACCACTGTCACGCAGGCGGCGGTATCGATCTCGGGGTTCGCGCAGAACGCGGGTGCAGCGATCAGCCGGTTCGTGACGAACGCGATCGCGTTCTTCGCCCGGTTCGCTGCCGGGATCTCCGCGAAGGTCGGCGAAGCCGTCAACATCGTCCGCACCATCCCCGGTCGGGTGCAAGCCGTGATCGGGAACGTCGGCAACATCCTTTTCTCCTCTGGGCAAGCACTCATCCGTGGGTTCATCAGCGGCATCACGTCAATGATCGGTGCCGCTGGTAACGCTGTGTCTGGTGTGCTGTCCCACGTCGCATCGTTCCTGCCGCACTCCCCGGCGGAACGTGGCCCGTTCTCCGGTGCCGGGTGGCGGCAGGTCGGCAAATCCGGTCAGGCGCTTGCCGCGCAGTTCACCGGCGGGTTCGACGCCGGCGTGAAGGACTTCGGAGGTTCCCTCCGCAGTTTCGTGCCGGACACGATCTCGTCGAACATCTCCGGCAGCCTCGCCGCCACGAACCAGGGCCCGTCCATGTCGGTGCTGATCAACAACAAGACGAACGTGCGGCTCGAGGACCTGATCGACGTCCGGGTCGCGAAGAACGATGCCGAAGCCGAGCGGGCGTTCCGGCTCGGGTACCAGCCGGCGGTGCTCGGTGCGTGACACGTCCGGGGCGGAGAACCCGGAGCTGTTCACCCAGATTGGTGCCGGCGTCCGATCGCAACGGCTCATCGTCGACGTGTTCTACGACGACAACCCCACCTTCGACGACCTCCCCATCTCCGACTGGACCCTCTCCTGGGATCTCGAGTCAGAACTGAAGTCCACTGCGGACCTCACCGCCGCATACACGTCGTTGGCGGGGGAGTCATTGTCGCCGCGGGAGTTCCTGGACACCCTCGCCCCGTATGGGCAGCAGGTGAACGTCCTCATCGAGGTGACGGCTGGGGACCAGTCGGCGGCGTTGCAGCTCGGCCGGTTCCGCATCAACCAGTCCCCCGAAGCGGCCGACTCGTACTTCTCGTTCCTCGGCCGGAATCTCACCGCCGGATCCCTTGTGAAGGTCACCTCCGATGACCTGTTGTCGGCCGTGAAACGGGACGGGTTCCACTGGCCCGAACCACCGATCCTGACGTCGTCAACGTGGGACGAGCTGCAACGCATATCCGGCCTCCCCGTCGCCCCGAACCTGACCGACAAGGCGACCCCGTCAGGGTTGATCTACCAGCCGAAGGAAGGTGGACGCCTCGAGGCGGTGCAGGTACTCGCGTCGTGGCTTGGTGGGGTTGGGGTGACGAACTCGTTCGGGGAACTCACCACCGTCCCGTTCGCGTACGGGGACCCGGTCACGGAGCTGTTCATCGGCGACCAGGGCAACGTCCTCTCCGCCACGACCTCGGTCGACTCCGACGGGCTGTACAACACGGTGGTCGGGTCGTATCAGGAGAAGGACGGCACCCCGATCTTCTCCACCTACTCCTCGACCGGGGTGCTGTCGCCGACGGCACCGTTCGGGGAGTACACGTACTACGACTCCACCGACACCGTCGAGACGCAAGCGCAGGCCGACGCTCGGGTCCGGTCGGTGTTGAAGCAGTTGCAGCGGGGGCAGACGTACCGGGTGACGTTGTCGTGCATCGCCGACTACCGGCTCGAGGTCGGTGACGTCGTCCGTTTCACGTCCCCCACCGGGTCGATCGTGGGGCGGATGCTGACCTGCAAGTTCACCCCTGACGGGCTCATGGAGACCACCATCGACGTGAGGCGGGACCTGTCGTGAGCGTCCCGAACTGGCGGAAGAACGCCCAGCTCTTCACCGCCCTGACCGTCACCGACTCCACCGTCGGGATCTTCGTCGGCGTCGACAGCGACGGTCTCAACGTTGTGAACGTGGGCGAGTCGACCGTGTCCGTGAAAGCGGCGACGAAGTTCCGACCCGCGAAGGGCGAACCCGTCACCCTCACCTGGATCAACGGCAGGCTTCGCCTTACCGGCCCGGCCCGTGCGAAGTCGTCCGACGGGGTCGTCGTGTCGGTGAACAACCCGCACGTGACGGTGAAAGTGGAGGGCATCAACTACGTCCTTCCGTTCGCAATCTCCATCACCGACCAGCTCGAGGTCGGGAAGCCGGTGAAAGTCGACTGGGATTACCGCAACGGTGCCGTCACCGACGTGCTCTCCACGGTCGACCCGGACAACCCGGCCGAACCGCGGCTGACGATCGATCAGAAACCGTTCACCCTGTACTTCTTCGCGAAGCAGTCCGGGTCGCGGAAGTCGTTCAACCCGAAGGGTGCCGCGAAGGCGTACACGAAGTGGTGGACGCAAGACGTCATCGCGGATGACGACAACGTCGGCGGCTGGTTCTACGGCCCGACCATCCGCAAGAGCTTGCGTGATGACGCGTTCATCTCCTCGGTGGAGGTGTTCCTCCCACCCCGGTCCGTGAAGGGTGGGCTGCCGAAGATCGGCCGGCACACGCAAGACAAACGCCCTTCCGGGGACGACGGCCTGTCCGTGCAGGACGCGGATACCCGCAAGGCACGGTCCGGTTGGGTGAAACTCCCGACAGAATGGGCGGAAACGTGGCGCGCCAATGCCGGCGGGGTCGCGTTATCGCACGGTGGCACGAACGTGTACAAGGGCATTCAAGCGAACCGGCAATCCGGGAAGTTACGAATCCGAGGGAGACAGTAAATGGGCGACCGGATCTTCGCGATCGATGACCAGACGTTCCTGTTCCCCGACCAGGTCCGCGACGCGTACCTCGCTGACATCCAGGCGAAGATCGACGCCGGTGTCGTGTCCGCGGTCGCGGGGATGCCCGACGTCGTCAACGCAGTCACGACGAAGGTTGCGACGCTCACCTCCGACACCGCAGTTGCGCCGCTACTTGACACCGCGACGACGACCCGCGGGAAGCTCGACGCACGGTACGTGCTCTATGCGCCTGCCCCGACCGGAAACGCGACCAC